TTCATTTTAGTTACAGTTCCAGCGACGGAGTGCTTTGTTAATTTTTGAATCTGGATCTCTTGCAGTTTCTGCAGAAGTTAACCTTTTTTTCATTCCAGACATACGACTACAAAATGCCTTACGACGCTCTGCTCTTTTACCTTCTGGATTCTTCTCAGTAACTGCAGTTTGTAGTTTTGAACCTGGATTTTCACTGCGATAAGCATCAACTGCTTTTTGACTTAATCCATCAGTTTTATCTTGACGATTAACTTTCTGCCAATCTTCTACTTGAAGAAACTGTTCACCTGGTTTGATATCTGAAATGTAAAATGATTGAACTTTAGATCCTGGATAAACCTTTGAAATTTGATCCTGGACTTCTTGACGATTTGGTTTTGTTGTCTGTGGAAAGAACAGTTTCATCATATAATACTTTCCTCTCCAGGTCAGAGTAACAAGAATGATATTTCCCGTCTTTGATGGAATTCTTACTGACTCTTCTACTTTTTTAATAGGATCTGGTTTAATTAAATCAATTATTTCTGCAAAAGTATTTCCATTCATATCTTCAATAGTTTCCTCTGATACTGACTTCCAACCACCACCTTCGGATTTGTATCCTTTTGCAGCCCATCCATTTGCATATGCGGATGGATAAACATCAAACTTTGCTTTTGCCTTTGCTTTCCACTTTGCCCAAAGTTTTGGATTGGTTGGTTTATTTGCCTCTTCAATATTAGTTTCTTCTGGCACACAATTTGGAACCATTCTATTACCTTTCTTCTTCATTCCAACTTGCTTGTAACCAGTCCAACAAGGACCCTTTGCTTCATCCATTGATCCGTGGACATTATGTTCGCCGCTATCCAGGTAATCTGCTGCAGAATCAATATAATCTGCTGCTTTAGTAATTTTAGATTGAACCCATGCCTCAATATTACCTTCACCTTTCATCTTTGACTTAAGACGCTTTACTGCTTTCTCAATCGTAGAGAGTTCAGATCTTGCCATTGAATGCTCATGATCTGGTTCTGGTTTTTTGGATTCTTTGATGCCACCAATAGTTACTGCATCCCACATAGCAGGTCCATAGGAGCAATCCATTCTCCTTTCTCTCTTTCTGCACATTGGGCAGTATCTTTCTTCGCTGGATTGCTCTTCTATTTTATTAGATACCATTTTTGGTTTTCCTCCTTTTCCTGGACGATCTGCTACTGGATCTTTTTCTCTTTTTCTTTTTACTGCTGCAGCAATCTGATCCTTAGACATTTTTGCTGCTTTTTCTTTGGATAAACACTTTGGTTTTGGTTCACCAGGTTCACGAGCACATTTACCAATTCTCTCTCCTTCGGAATTATATCTATCCCATCCTCCACCACCAACACCACCTTCGCCACCTTTACCAAACCACTTGCGAAGATCTTCATATGCCATACCTCTTCTGGTATGCTTAATTTCACCCTTCTGCTTTGCGATCAACTTTTTAGATCCTGCATCAACATTAATATCAATTGGATTTTCATCAGGTGTTTTATTTTTAGGATTATCATAAACATCCACATCACCATCAGCATCACGATCAACATATTGAACTGTTGAGTGGTGAACTAGTTGCTTTAGATCTAAGTTAGGATCCAACTGATGTTGTTTTCCTTTTAGATGTGGTGTTTTATGCGAGAACTTTTGATCCTTCATTCAACTGGTTTTGATTTAGTTTCTTCACCTTTTGCTCTTTTCTTTCTTGCCGCACAATGAGCGCGTTGAGAAAATCCTTTTGGATTTGAGCAGTCAATACTCTTTTTATATTTATTAGTCCACTCTTCTTGAAACTGCTTAAACGTTTTCATCAGTGGATTGCTTTTTAAGAAGTTTTGCCAATTCTGCGGTAGAACCTACAAATAATGCATTAGTAACATTAGTTGGACCTTTTGCAATCTTGTCCTCATCAAGATCTTTCAGTTTTTTCTGAAGATCCATGAGTTTATCAGTTGCATCTGCTACATTTTTAATTAGTTGTCCAGCAACTTCGTATGCTCTTGGCATTTCACTTTCTTGTGCTAACTCAAGAATACCATTAATTGCTTGTTGACCTTTTTCAATCAAAGAATAAAGATTACCTCTTGTATACTCATAATCTTTTTTTACGTCTTCAACAGAAGATGTGATTTTTTCAATCTTTTCAGCACTCTCTACTTTCGTTTCTACTATTTCACCAGAAACGTTAAATGTTTCGTTTAAGTCATCAAATTTTTTTGTCATCTTCATGAGAACCCGCCATCAAATCCAAAATCATCTCCGACTTCAATTAGTTGATTATCCTCACTAGTGATCTTCTTAACGTCTGCACCAGAAACATGATTAGATGTAACAGTTTGATCAGATCCTCTAATTACGGTAAGGAGATTTCCTGATTTGGAATCAACATACATTTCCTCATTATCAATAACAATATAAGTATTTTCTGGAATTGAAGATGCATCAGCAACTGTTATTTCAGTTTCCGATAATCCAATATCATTAACTAAACTTGTAGTTACAGTTCCAGTATAATTCTTGATTGCTCTTGGTTCTACAGAATAAGTAAGATCTCTTGATCCTGCTTTTGAATCTGTTCCAGATGAAGAAGCACCAATAAATCCAACAGAAACTTTCTTGATAATATCGGAAGATGCGGATAGGACAGGTCCAAATAGATATGTTTTTGCCGTAAATCTTAACGTGTAAATAAGTGCTCTTCTAGTACTGAAATCACCTTCATAATCATCGGTCATTGTAATACTATCCAACACCACAGGTATATCTCTTTTTTCACCAATTTCCTCAACCAAATTAACCGTCATATTGTATGAAGGTTGAAAATATGGTAATATTTGTTCTACTATTTGAAGCATGTCATCATTCAACTTAGTCATAATACTAAGTTCAAATTGCATATTATAAGGAACTGGCATGTATGCCTTTTTTTCCTGAGTTTTATCTGAAGTAGGTGCAGTTATAAAAGTTTGAGTTTGAGTTATTTTTCTTCCGGAGTCATAGTTTAAACCAATAAATTCAAATGACATTCTCGGAAGATTCATTTGAACTGGTTTATTGAGATCTGGAGATTGTTCCAATCTTGCCAAAAACTTTTGAGAAGGACCATAAGCAAGCGGAACTTTGATGACGCTAACAACCTCATCAGAGTTATTTGTGTGCTTGATTGAAATATTGTTAAAGAGAGAACCAAAGGAAACAATAGTTCTTCTTAATATTTCGTGGTAAAAATACTCAAACATGTTAAAATTTTTGTAATGTACTTAACAAAATCGTTAGATCTATTTATATTATGGCATCCCAAAGGGATTTGTCTCACTAAAATCAATTATTTGGTCTGCTTCAAGTTCAATTTCTTCATTTTGTGCATAAGGATCATTAATGTCATCAGTGTTTATAATCCTAAGTTGCCTATTTGCACTACTTGCTGCACCAACAATTGTTTCTCCCGCAACAAAAGATCCTGAAATTATAGACACTTCTAGAACATTTGTAATAGAACTCCAAGATTTAACTCTTGCAGTGGTACTACTTATAGAACCAGTAACAACTTCATTAAAGATATAAGTTCCAGCACTTCCTACATTTGGTGAACCAATAGTAATCGTAGGTGCAACTGTATATCCAACACCGGCATCTACAACTCTAATGGAGGTAACAATTCCTGCAGCATTGATCATAGATACTGCTGTTGCTGTTGTTCCAATTCCAGGAGAACTGATAGTAACAAGTGGAGGAGAACTATATCCAGATCCTCCACTTGTTACAGTAATAATACCAATGATTCCATTAGCAATTTCAGTTGTTGCAGCAGCGCCAACACCTCCACCACCAATAAAACTAACTCCAGGAGCAACTGTATAACCATAACCTGGATTTGTTAATTCAACACCTTGAATTTTATCTGAAGTAACTCCATTACAATCAATAATTCCTGAAATTATTGTTGCGATACCTGTAGCAGTCAATCCACCAATAGGTGCTGATGATATAGCAACTCTTGGTGCTGAGGTATAACCACTTCCTCTGTTGGTTAGAGTAATTCTTCTAACACCACCATTAACGATTCCAGTTAATGCTGTGGCAGTGGATGCAGTTCCAACCATTGTAAGAGTTTGAATATAACCCTGGTCCACAATGTTATCATCAATTTCATCTACATTAGTATCAATAACTTCATCTTCATATCTGAAGAGTTCGCAAGTTAGTTGATAGACATAATTTTTTTGAAGTTGATAAAATGGTTTTTCATGCTCAACATACTTAATTTCAAATAATCTATCACCTAAAGGAAAATAAACTAAGTCACCCTCTTTTGGTCTAGTTGATAATTTTATGTTAGTAATATCTTTTATTAATGGAGTAATATACTCTTCAAATCTCTCTTTTGATATTGTCAAAATAAGGTCATCCATTTCTTGAATGCCAAATTTTGACATCAAAGTTCCTAATCCATTATATCCTTCGTAAGTATCAACGTATGCTTCAATAGGGTATGCATTTTCAAATTTAGATTCTATTACTTCTTTTATAATTGATTTTTCGGTTACGTATTGTCTAGGAAGATAATATATTTCAACACCATACATTCTCAACTGTTCGTTGATGAGATCTTGAATTAAACTTTGCTCTTCTCTTGAACCTTGCTGAAAGAATGGATTAAGCATGACATCATCCTATCATGTCTAGTGGTGGAAGTTCATAAGTATTAGACATTTTTTCCATGATTACATCAATTTCTCTTTGTGCATCATCATAGATTTGTCTACCATTAAGTTCTACACCTCCAGGAAGTTTAACTCCTTGGAATTTAATGAGATTTTGTCCCCATTGTCTCTTGATAAGTGATGTTAAGTATGGTTTTAAGAAAGAATCGTTCCAAACTCGTGTAAAGTCATTCGGATCTAAAGTTCTGTAACAATCAATCACCAAATAGTCATTAACATTAACACTTCCCCAATCAATATCAAGATACAACCTATCCATTCTCTGATTAAAACGAATTTGCTTCTGAGTTGTTAGAAGAAAATCCATATCCTCAAGATATGTTTTAACCATTGCATAGGTTAAAAGTTCAGTAGATCCCCAATAATAAATATCGTTCAAAAATAGTTGATATTTAACACTGAACATATTATTTGTAACAGTATTTGTTCCATCAAAGTGGAAAACTTTGGTAACACCAATTACTGATGGTGGAACTTGCAAATAATTGCTATTTTCTTTATAGTTAAAAGTTACGTTTGATCCTGCAATATTTGCTGTAGCGGTGCTAGTAACTATTCCTGCAACTGGATCATTTCCGTTAGGTGCCCTTCCTCTATCAATATCATCTTGAGTTATTTGGTATTTCAAAAACATTTGAGAAACACCATCAAAGTGTCTCTCTTGAAAAAACTGAATAGCATCATCTACAAGATCATCAATTTGCTCATCAGCAACGTTGATCTCTAAAACTGGCGCTCCCAGTTTTCTTTTGCAATAATCTATTAACTCTTGTCTAGAAGAAGGTTGCGCCATTTATTTACTACCTCTAAGAATTATTTATGATTTGTTGAAGAAAGCATTTCCGATAAAACTTCTTGCTGCTTCATGTATAATTTCATATATGATTTAGCAATATTTCTCAAATCCTCTAGGTCATCAATAGAATCTATTTCCATGGATGCTTTTACATATTCAAAGTTTTTAGATAAATTTTCCAGTTGAATTTTATCAGGATCCATGAGATAAACTCCTAAGTAATGTTTTAATTTCGTTCAAGTCACCTTTGATAGAGTTGAGATCTTTTTCCATACAATCAATTCTACTTTTTTCTCTCTCATGAACCTTTCTGCGTGCAAGATAATTTGCATATTCGGATTGATTTGTATTCACGATAGCATTGGTGTTCATATCTCTAAAAAGATAATTATCACCTTCAACTGGTATTAAACTCATTTTTTTAACCTCAAGCAAGTGCGATAACTCTAAGATCTTGTATTACAGGAACAATAGCCTGATTTGTAGATGTCATTATAAGTTTTACTCTAAAGATCTTAAATGATGGTAGATTGTCAACTGTGAATTCATATTCTTTGAATGATCTTGCTGATGGAACATATTCATAGAAAGAATTTTTGAGGATTTTCTTGTCAGGTGTTCCATTGCTGAGAGAAGGATCGGCAGGAACTCCGAAAGAAGTATTTAAGTATCCTGGGAATGGTGTGAAGATAGGAGTTTCGTTTGCATCATTTTGTAAAGAATAGAAAACTCTAATATCATTTTGCTCATTAATTGCTCCAGTCAATATAACTTTAATCGCAGTAGATGAATTCTCAAGAATAATAGGTTTTGAAACATAGTAGAATAAGTTTGGATCATCTGCAATGGTATTTGCTCTACTATCCGTTACATAATTTGTAATTGGTCTATTAACCCTGTTAGATGTAAATATCACATTTGTTTTTGACATATCAATACATGGCGACAACCTCTCATCAACACTCAAAAGATTAATATTCATTGTGAATGATTTATTGCCAGGCAAACTAGTCAATCTTTCATCTTCATTTATTTGAGATGCAACAATTCTTGGTGAATCAAAATAATTTGTACTATTCAACGTAACTGGTTGGAAACCTTTATCTACATATGGAGTTTCATTTCCATCAATACTCTGACCCGTAATTGTTCTAACAGAAGCAGATAAAGTGGTAAATTTTGGACTAATGGTTCTAATAGATGGTGTTATAAGTTCAAAGGGAACATTATATGATG